CGTCGCAAATGATATAAAGGTATCGAGTATTATCTATATAAGTATGGATACAATCATAAACGCACTTGGACTCGTGAGTTCTATACTCATAACTATCATGTTTGTTCCCCAAATTATTCATGTGTATCGAACAAGTGATACAGATGCAATTAATTATACATTCTTAAACATTAATATTTTAGCGAGTACGCTTGGTCTCGTATACTCCATCTACTATACGATCGTACCCATGATTGTAGCGAATACATCAGCGGGTCTATTTTCTATATCTCTTTTAACCATGAAAAGACTAAACGGGCTTAAAGAACACTCACTAGTATAATACGGGAACCGGTTCCCACAATCTCTCATAGCTCAGTTGGTAGAGCGACAGGCTGTTAACCTGTAGGTCATCGGTTCAAACCCGGTTGAGAGAGATCCATATCTTTTAGATTTTCAAAAATGTAAAAGATATTTATTCATTATATAACACGTTTCCAGGAGCACGACGGATCCGTGTTCATCACGCTTACCCCTTCGTCTCGACTCAAGTCCCCGGGAAGTCTAACCCTCTCACGATGACTAAAGTTCAATCGCATAATCTATTCATCCTCAAGTCCCTCTATTTTGATACTTAAAAATAAAAACTTAGTGTAATATAAAACATGTCAGGTGGAATTGCCCAACTCGTCGCAGTCGGCGCTCAGGATGCCCATATCGTCGGTAACCCTGAAGTTTCATTTTTTCGCTCGACATATAAACGTCACACAAATTTCGCTCAAACTGTAGAGAAACAGGTTATCCAGGGTAATCCTTCTACAAATGGTATGTCCTCTGTACGCTTCGAGCGTAAGGGTGATATGCTTGGATACGTCTACCTCACGAATCGTTCACTCAGAAATGCGGGGAACGGTCTAACACGAGCGCAATGGGAAGGTGAAATTAAAAAAGTCGAGCTCTTGATTGGGGGTCAGGTCATTGACACACAAACATCTATTTTCTCCCAAGAAATCGCACCCCTTTTACTCGCTCAGACTCTTGCGAAGTCTGAAAGCGCGGCTACAGCGGATAAGTCCGCCTTTTATCCTCTTCACTTCTCCTTTTGCGAGAATGCGCAATCAGCTCTACCTTTAGTGGCTTTACAATATCATGATGTTGAGCTCCGCATTTCTTGGGGTACGCTCACTGCTACAGATTTCGAGATTCATGCACAGTTCATTTATCTTGACACGGATGAACGCACCAATATGTCTTCTACACCCCAGAATATGCTCATCACTCAGACGCAACAGTCAATCGCGTCCTCTGGTACCGTGCAAGAGCTTAACTATAATCACCCCATCAAGTTCCTTTCTACCTATAAGAGTGGTGGCATAGCGTGTGCCGCGGGTAAGGTAAAGTTGCAGATTAACGGTACGGATGTCGGTGATGCTAAAACAGCCCAGCCTCACTACACGTCAGCGTCACTTTACTATCACACCCCTTTCGCAACTCTCGATACGAGTGTCAAAACACACTTCTTATACCCTTTCTGTCTGGATACCAGCAAGCTTCAGCCCACGGGAACACTCAACTTTTCGCGTATCGATTCGGCTCGTCTCCTAACAGATGCCGGTTCGTTTGATACCGATATTTACGCCGTAAATTATAACATTCTCCGCATCGAAAATGGCATGGGTGGCCTTATGTACTCCAATTAAATCCCATCTAATAATATATGTGGGGAATACTGTTTCTCCTATTTTTCGTTTTTATGATCACCTACGATCCTAAATCCGGAACGCTCAATAAATACATACCCGTTGAAAATGCCCCATGCAAAGACGGACATTATCAAGAAATCCAATTTGCTCAACAAGGACATCAGTGTCCTATAAATGAAAGATCTAAAATGGGTGTAATTGTATCTACTTAAAAACAAAACGTTTTATGTATTTACATGTTCGCTCTCGACCGCGAGACCGCTATTTTAGTTGGTGTGGTCGTGTGTATCGCAGCTTCAGTTTACATGTATCGCGAACTTAAAAATTCGAAGGAGGATATTACGAAAATTAAGACATTCTTAGATAATGTCCAACAGGAGGATGAGGATGAGATGTATAGACAGGCACAGGCCCCGGAAATGGCTCAGGTATCAGCTGAATCCAAACCTGAAGTGGTGAATGAACCGCGACCTGTACCAGAGATTGTATTTCCTGCGAAGAAATCTTCCGAATAAACTTATCAGGAGATTGTAGAAGCTAATGAGCAATGAAGAAACATAAAGCTATAGCAATTCCAGTCACCTTTGTAGATGACACCCCACGATTTCTTACAGTGAGAGATAAACGTTTTAAGGAATGGATTTTCGTCACCGGAGGTTGTCGACGACGAGAAATATTTTCACCAATACGCACGGCTTTGAGGGAGCTTGAAGAAGAAACACGGGGTGTTGTTTCTTTAAAAAGTGGAGAATACACAAGTTATACATTTATAGTTAAAGAAAATCCAAATCTAGAACTCGAATATACAGTGTTTATTTTTTTTGTAGATTACTTAAAATCTGAACAGATCGAACTCGTTAGACGGTTTAACGAAGAAAAATATAAAATGCACACTAAAAAAATACACATGAAACGTACTTATGATGAAAATGATTTTATGAGTTTCGATACATTACCAGAATTTAATGCAAGAAGACGTTGGGAACGAATAATAAATAATGTCGTCGAAAATCCTGAATTTTATGCATGCGTGACTTCCTTAAATAGAAAAACATTTTCTATAAAATAATGAAGTCTAAGAACTTTATTCTTAGACAAATCAAGGATATTCTAATTGATCACAAATCATACAGGGAAGATAAAGCGGATACTTATATTGAAGGAATAAAAAATAAAACAGTATATGAATTGTTAGTCGTAAAAAAGGAATTATCGACTAGCGAGGAGGAATATAGAGATGTATCGTGTAGAACGTCGATATGGCACGAAGAAGAGTATTAAAAAAATAACACTACATACAAATAAGTATGTTTCGAACATGGTGTCGAAAACAAGGGTTTTCAAATGGCTCCAATCTATCACATGTGCTCATGGACGGAGGTAAACTCTCAGTGCCATTTGATAGATTGAACGAATTTTACGATGCATACATTAAGGCTGTGAAGTCAGGTGAAAAGGTGTGTGTCGTTGAACAAAAAACGGATACGTATAACTTTTTCGTCGATTTAGATTATAAAGACGATGAAGATATACCTTTCGAGCGACTGGAAGAATACGTACAAACAATATGTGATCGCGTGACCCATTTCGGGGGGAAAGATGTTCTTATTTCCGTGGCGGAACCAAAACCTCACGGTGATACAATCAAATACGGAATTCACATGAATTGGCCGGGTTTTATAGTTGACCACGGTTCCGCGATGGCGTTACATTCGCATATTGTATCATCACTTTCATTACTTTTTCCCGGAAAATCGTGGAATGATATCGTCGACACGGCGGTATACGGCGGTGGTAAACGTAACGTAAAGGGAAGTGGATTTAGAATGCCATGGGCACATAAATACGTAAAAGGAGAATATCAAGGAGAATACAGACCGGTACTCAACTATACACACGAAAACGGAAAACTTTCCCGTATTTTTGATAAAGAGCCAACTGTCGAAATCATGCACATGGCAACACTTCGAACGGAACGCACGGACGTTGTAATCGTTGAAGGCTCTACTCGTGATGAGGGTTCGTTCACTTTGAAAGAAACTAAGAATGTTTTACAAAATGAAGTAGTCCTTCGAGACATAGAACTTTTTATTCAAAAAAACATGGATGGACAGGGGTGTGCAGAAGTTACAAAAATATTTAGCGATAAGCAATCGTATCTCGTGTCGACGACATCTAAATATTGTGAAAATCTTCAACGGGATCATGGTTCTAACCATGTATGGTTCCGTATAGATGGACACGTGATTATACAAAAGTGTTTCTGTACGTGTGAAACGATGAAAGGGCGACGATATGGGTTTTGTAAAGATTTTTACGGTAGAAAACATACACTCCCGAGCAAGATTTTCGAACAATTGTATCCAGATGGGTATATACCGCCGATGTTTACATCACCTCAGAATATATGTACCCCGTGTATAGAGGAGAAGAAGGTTGATCCCGTAGAATTGAGTAATTTACTTCAATCGTTTATAAATCGTCACATCATTAAAGATACTACAGTGCATGTCGGCAGCATTACTAAAAAAACTAAAAATATTCAAATGTTGAACACGGATTTAACGTGTAACGACTGTAAAAATGTGAATATTCAATTTAAAATAAACAAAAAACGAATTT